GTGTTTGTACAGCATTATCAAATCTAATTGTTAGTGCAATACTTGCTGGATCGTTAGTTGCATAGTTCAAATCACCATAGTTGGCACCCGAAACATAACAACCATACATTTCCCATGTTTCTAAAATGTTTGGTGTGCTTGCGCCGTTGCCGCCGTCAAGAATATCAAACTTCATAATAAACTTGTAATCAATACCCGAACTTGCTGCTGCCTGCTCCATAAAGTCAAACTGCTTCTGGAGTTGCTCGCCAACTAGTTTACTAACGTTACCATTTACATCATCACGTAAGTTTACTGTGACATCAGCCCATGTGTGCTTACCAGCAAGTTTTACTACACTGTTGTACACAGGAATTTCAATTGGTTCAAATGTAACATCTGGACGTGAAATATCCATAATCTGTTTTGTAAGTTCTGTTCTTGGTGTAGACACACCAAAGTTATCAAATACCGCCCGGAAGCGATATTTTAGTTTTGGCATCAACAGACCTTGACTGCTGGCGCTTTGGTCGCTGTCTAGAGGGACAGTAAATTTACTAAGTGATGATACTGACATCAATCAATCTCCTATTTCCTTATAAAGTATTTATCGTTATATGACTACAAAAAAATCATGGTTTGTGGTGGTATCATAAAAAAAGAGGGGCAAACCCCTCTTTTTAGATGTGTTAAGAAGTGTTTTTACACTGATTGTGCCGCTGCAATGTTACCTGCTGCAATTTCACCTGTATTCTTGATACGAATCGGAATAAAGATAAACTCTGCTGCTTTGACAGGCTCAATAGCAATGTCCACATACAGTTCGTTGCGATCAATTCTGTCGGCTGTGTTGTTGGTTTCGTCACAAACAACCAAGTAGTCATATACGCCACGCTTGGCAACTAGATCGTTAAGGATACCTTCGATGCCTTCTTTCATCTCATCTCTGGTGATCTTATCGTTTGGTTCAAACACAAAGTTTGCAGCATAATCCTGCAGTGTTCTGCGTAGGAAACCAACCAGTCTTGAAACGTTGATGCGATCTAATGCACTTGTGCTTGGTGCGCGAGTCTTGTTACCATAGTTCATCAAACCATAACCATTAATAAATGTTAATGGGTTGACTCTATTGCTATACAGTGTATCGCGTACACCTTCAGTGATATTGTCTACAACAAACTCACCTGTGGCGCTATTTACATAACCAATGCTTGTAACATTGTCTAACAAGCCGCGGCGTGTACCTGCTGGTGCAAACCAAGGAAACGCTTGGTCGTCACTGCGGATAATTGTTCTCAACGCTGCATGTGAACTTGGTACTGCAACACTGTTGCCACTCAAGTCATTTGTTCTACCACTTGGATAGAACACTGCCAAGTATGGATCACTTGTTATCAATCCATCTTCGCCGTCTACAACTGCACCATTTGCATTAGTTGCCCAGTTGCTAACTGCAGTAGACCCACTTGCTAGTCTCATAGGACTGTCACCAACTACAAATGCTGTGTTGCGTCTGTCGTTGTTTAGGCTTACCATGTTGCTGATTAGCTCTGGATAACCTGGTGCAGCAATCAAGTTAAATGCACGACTGTCTTCACGTAGATCTGTGCTTGCATCTAGTGCCGATTTCATTGCATTTACAACAATATTGCGTACAGCCTTGCGTCCCATATATGGGCTACCATCATCTTTGTTGCCACTTACTGTTACCCATGCATCCTTTTCTGTTGGAAGTGTTGGATAAAGTGTTGTGTCGCTAAAGTTAGTGCGTGAGAAATAGTTACTACGGAACTGCTTGACATTGTAACTGCTACGACGTGTGTTGAACAACAACATACCACGTGGATAAATTGTTGGATCAGGACGGTCAATATCAACATCGTTACTCGTTAAGAGTGTTGCAATTGTTGGCACTGTGCCTGTGACAATATCAGTTGTTGTGTCACCAATGTAACGTGCGTCGGCAAACAAGATACCATCTTCTGTGGTTTGATCTGTGTTATCGATCAATACCCACTGATTCTCGCCACTCACTGATTGATAACGATAAATCTTTGGATAGTTATCTAGATCTGAAGTATCAATCCAAAGATCACCAAGTACAAGTGCAGTCTCATCACTTTGTTGTGTTGGTTGTGTTGTACTAAAGATCGGACCAGCTGGACTAGTGTTATTAAGAGCATAGCCACGAGCATCACTGGTTACGTTTTGGTAACCTTTCCATGTACCACCATCATGAATCATAATGTCGGCTTCAAAACCACTGTGATACCAATTGCGTAGATCAGCTGGATCAGCACTTGGTGAACTTGTACTTGCTGTGTAAGTTGGTGCTACCCAGTTACTTAGAATCAGGTTACTGTCATTGCCTGCACGAACCTGGTTGGTTGTGATTGCTGTACTGATACCTGCATCTGCAATTGGTGTGCCACTTGTGTCTTTGAGTACAATAACACCGCCTAGGCTGTGTGTGATAACCAAATAACCATCGCTGTTTACACTTGCACTTACACTGGTTACATTTGCACCGTTGATGTCACTTGCCAAATCTGTAAGTGCTGTGCCACTTGTTGTAACACTGACTGCAGTTGATAGTGTTGTGCTGTTTGCAACACTTGCTTGGATTGTAAATGTTTCACTGCCAGTGATTGGATTTGCACTGTTAACTGTGCCAGTAACATTCAAATCACCACTAGCATATCTACGGAACAGTTTGTAAGTTGCTGTATCATTCTCAGTTACATCATACTGTACATAATATGTTCCTACACTAATCAGTTCACCACCGGTTGTGTCAATTGCCTGTAAAGCAGTTTGATCATTTTCGTAAAGTGATGCACTAACACTATCAAAGTCAGCTGTTGTGCTATTGTATACACTGATATCAAAAGATGCACCTAAGTTACTATTTGTTATTTTTGTCCACACACTGCCACTTGGACGTGGTGTGGTATCAGTCGATCTCCACTGCGGTACTGTGTAGTGTGGATCCTGTGCTAGTTGCGGCGATGCATATGTGCCTGCTGCCAACCCTGTTGCACTTAAAATTGTGCCACTGCCATTGGCAAGAATAATTTTGCCATCTGTGGTTGAACCATCACTGGCTGCACTGCTTGTTGCATAGATTTCAATCTTGTTACTGACTACACCTGCTGTAACACCTGTGATACTTGCGTTGTTAATGCTTGTTGCAAGATCACTTACTGTTGTTCCACTGAGTGTAACAGTTGTACCGTTGATAACAATACTATTACCATTTACAAGTGTTGGGCTTGCTGTGGTACTATCAATTGTTGCCCAACTTGTTTGCCAGCTGCTACTGCCGACCAGTACCCATGCGTTACTGCGATTCTTATAGTACACAGGGTTTGAAGTGTTTGTTGTTACAACTGCATAGTCGCCAATGGCACCAATTGATGTAAGAGGCACACCGCCTGTTAGATCAGCTGTGCTTGTAATAACTGTTGGAATTACATTTGTAAAGTTTTCAGTGGTTGCACTCCATTGGAAAAGTCCCCAGCGTGTGTCTGTGCCAACATCTAGCCAAATAGTACCGTTACTTGGTGCACCGGTTGGACGACTTGTGCTTGGTGCAAGCTCTCCCAAGTCAACATCTGCACGAAGTACATATGCTCTATTGCTAATGCCTAGCAAACTATATGCTGCCAACAAGCCGTATTCATTCAATTCATAACCATGAATTGGTGTGCCTGCTGCACTGTTGTAGAAACTTGGATTTCCAAATGTTTCTGTTAGTTCGCGCTGGCTACTTACTAGGAAGGTGTTACCAGCGTTAGCCGCTGTTGTGCCTGTTGCAGTACCAGAACCTGAACCTTTTGTTTTGTCTTGTGCTGTTGCAACAATAATAGCAGGTACACTGCCTTGCTGAGTAGCCACATATTGACTCTCATCTGTTACTGTTACTTCAACACCTGCTGAAATCAATGCCATGTTCAAATCCTCTCAGAGTTAGGTATAATTCTATTATGTTATTTATCGCTACAGTTCAAAAACAGCTAAAAATAACACTTCCCTTTAAAGGTGTGTAAATAAAGCATGCAACGACCAATGTGTGAACAATGCGGACAGCGTCCTAAGGCAGTAAACTATTATAAAGATAATAAAATTTATTATAGGAAGAAGTGCGAACAATGTTTGAAAGAACACAAACCTGTCAAACCACTGTGGGTTGATAGTGGATACAAACTTAAACGTTTTTGTGAAGCGTGTGGATTCAACCCTGTGATGAGAAGTCAAGTCACTGTGTTTTATATTGATGGTGATTTAACTAACGTTGCTTATCGCAACTTAAAAACAGTTTGTTTAAACTGTAATGCAGAATTAATTAAGAC